CAATGAACGCTGGGCGCACACTCTCGGTATTGAAAGCAGCGGTGCTGGACATTTTGCTGGATATACGTTTTGCCAACTGGCGCTCGAGAGTACGAACGGCTTTACGCTGGATACCAATAGTCAACGGGGTGTTGACATCAGTACGATCAGACCCGTTTGCGTAGATAACACTGGTACCGGCCTTAACAACACCGAAAGTCAGAGTCTCCATGGTCTCAGCAGCCTGGTCGCCCAGCATCTCGGAGTATTCCCGAAGAACCGGGTCAGAGGCAAAGTCAGCGATGTGGTCAGTGAGGGAAAGGAAGTCACCATACTGAGTCATGGTAACTTCGTAATCCGTGGTTGTAGGAGCACTGCCAGAAGGAGTGACGCCCTCAGTCAGAGCAGTCGTAGCGACGCCAAGCTTCTCGTACCGCTTAAACTTCTTGACTTTGGTTTCGCCTTTTTTGAGCGGCTTCATTTGCCCGAACTGTTGAATCACAATATTCGGATGTCCTCGCTCAAGCATGACTGCAGCAGCTACGCCCGCAGTACCGTCTGTGATGTCGCCATAATTTGCAGTTGCCATAATCTTTTCTCCTCTGGCTGGGGGTAAGTGTATTCCAGTTTATGATACCTTACTGGACTCTAAGTTAAAGGCATCCTCGAATGTTGAAGGTGCCGTATCCGTTTTTGCGTCCTGACGGCCGCGAACTCCTTCTTGGGATCTAAGTTTCCGCTCGCGTTCTTCGTCAGCTTGTTTCTTGTCCTCCGCCGCTTTTGCCTCGGCCGCAGTATCCTCGGCTGATTTGCCGTCCTGCTCATTGAGACCTGTTGCGGCTTTGAAGGTGTCCATCAGTTCGATTGTCTCTGCCGGTGTGCCTTTATCGAGAACCGCGTTGTACCCGGCACGTAAGAAACTTGGTTGCTTTCCGACCCACGCTTCAACATCTGGCAGCAGGGTCATTGTGTCCGGATGCTTGTCAAAAACTTGACGCTCCCAAGAATCGGTAGCCACGGCGTTAACTGTTTGGATCGTCGGACCGAGTTGCTTGATCAGGTTGTCCTGGAACTCAGCCATCCGGATCTCGTTCTTAGCATCCATGATGCGCTGCTGGGTTGACATAAGCTTAGCCACATCGGGGAAGTCTTTTCCAACTTCTGCTTCGAGGGCTTTTTCATCCTCGGCAAGTGTCGCTCGCTTGGTGCGCTCATCGGCAACTTCTTTGGCCTCAGCGTCTTTCTTAACCTTAGCTTCGTCAGCAACCGCCTTATCCGCGACTCGCTTTTCCTCAACCTTGGCATCGGCAGCTTCTTTATCAGTAGCAGCCTTTTTTTCTGCCTCAAGTTCCTCAGGAGTCTTCTCGACAACCTTGGCTGCCTCCGCAGCTACTTTCTCAGCTTCGAGTTCTTCCGGAGTCTTGGTAGCTTCTTCAGCCACTTTCTTCTCGGCCTCAAGCTCCTCGGGGGTTTTCTCAGATTTTGAAAGATCAGTCAGGTCTGCACCTTCCTCCGACGCTTTCCCGAACATAAGTTCAAACTCGTCATCACTCACATCATCTACAACTGGTTCTTTTTTCTCAGCAGAAGCTGCCATAATATATACCTCCTCGTTTTGTACAGTGTAAATTAATTACTCATATTATGTCAAGTAATTACTCACCGAGTATTTTTAACCATTCACGGCACTCTTTCAAACGTCCTCTGATCTCCTCACTCTCCTGCTTCTCAAGTTGATCCCGATACTTCTCGACCCGGACTAAGTTATACTCTTTAAGCGTGTCAAACGCAGTCGATCTGCGGTGCGCAACTGCCGCTGCATGTAGCTCATCAAGATTCGCCATCCTTCAGTGCCCCCTCTAACAAGAGTTTAAGGTTCTCCAGCCTTCCTTTTTCCTTCGAACCCTCAGCTTGTGCCAAACTATTCTCTGCCTGGGCCAAGAGGTTCTCAATAAGCGCCTCAGTTGTTTGCCCGGTAGCCTGGGCGTCTGCCTCTAACTTGCCAGCCTGCGCATTCTCTTTGTTGGTCTTGGCACCTGTGAGGCCAGCTTCTGCTTGTTGCGCTGCCGCTTGGGCTTCCTTCATACTCTGGACGTTCTTCAGAGCTGTCTCTCTAGGGAGCAACCTGGTCTTAGGCAGGTCACGGGACTCGAACTTATCCTCCAGCAACCCGTAGGCATCAACCATCGCTTGTTCTTCAGGGGTAAACTGTGCGGTCATCTGGTCGAGGGCTGCGCCACGAACTTCTTTAGCAACCAGCGAAATGTTTCCTCGACCTCGTGCGCCGAAGTCACCCTTGATGTCTTCTTTTGGGTTGAATTCCATGTTCCATTTCAACATCGAGGTAATCACGCCGACCGTAAGTTTATCAAATGCCCGGACCCTATCTTTGGTGGTCATGTTGGCCCCACCGGTCATCGCGCTCATATTGCCTGAGGTGCGGAACGCTTCACCGAGTTGCCCAGGGTCTACGCCCTGAGTCCATGACGGGATGTTGCTCTCAATGTCGAGCTGCTTGCGCTGCATCTCAAGGATGCTTAAAAGCTCAGAAATGTGCGAGGGGATAAAGAGCGCGTTTACCGCCCGAGCGGTCCCTGAGATGCCAGCGTGGTCGCTCTCAATCGTCATAAAGGCGTGGATCGATCCCACACTCTTGCGGCCACTCGGTAAGAGATCTTGGTTGACTTCGATGATCGGGCCAGCCACGGCTGCCATATTATCCATTAAGGCACGATTAGTTGCACAAATGCTCATCTGGGAGTCACGAACGTCTTCAGGCAGGCCAACACCGGTTAAGCCAGAGTCTTCATCCTCAGCAGGGATGTAGGCGTGGTACACGTCAGATACGCGAGACCCGAAGGACGCTTTCTCGGCCTTGATAACAATGTCGTCAATAATCCAGACATCGGCAAAGTGCATATCTGCAAGTTCACTCGGTTTTACTGAAACACCGGCCTCATCCAAATCATGTCCAGAAATAAAACCTAACCAGCGATACACCTCATAGCGACGGGAGTTACGATCCGTAAAGTTGGATTCGTCCGAGATGGTCTGGAGCTCAGACTCGTAAGTGCGGGCTGTATAGTTGCCAATACTGTTATCTTTAAGGTACTGCTTAATAATATCAGCCCGGAAGTCCGGACGGTCTGCGAATGCTGCAAAGTCGTTACGGTTAACCACCACCCGCTCAAACCCACCTTCTTGGTCTTCCCAGACCCGCGCTGATAGATCAGGATAGTAGTCCCAGCAACGCACGAACTCGGGGTAGGGGCGCCGTACCTTCTTCTCAACAGCCTGGTAGCGGCCGGTCGCTTCGTCAATCTCGAACTCACGTTCTTTCAAGGTGCGTACTTGTGGGGACCGGACAATGCCAATACCATAGATCGTACCGGACCGGACCGCGCGTTTTAGCATCTGAGGATAATCAGTCAAGGGGTCTTCAAGCTGGTCAGCAATCTCTGCTTCCATGTCTTTTTTGCGCTCTTCTGCAAACGCCTTAACCGCCCGCTCAATCGACTCACTCTGGATAGGCCCCGGCTCACGTTCTTCCTGCTGGGCGGCAACCTCCTCGGCTGTCTCAAGCTGATCAATGATTTTGTCCAAGTCCTTTTTGGCGATAGAGGGCACAGGGCTGACAGCTAGCTCCCAGTTACGCTCGAGCGCGGGAAGCATCATCTCCATCATCTTTGCGACTTCGCTCTGCACTTTTACGCGGGTATCCCCAGGATAAGCTTGCGACCGGTCCTTTTTCATTTTTTCTTTAATCTTGGGGTCGTACTGTCGCATGTATTGTCGGAGGTTTTGCAACCACTGGGTCTCGATGTTATCGCGATCACCTTCGTATCGGACACGTTTGCCTTTAAGTTGTATGCCGAGTTTCTTCATCTGGTCGAATTTGATATCCATTAGTACCCTGCCTCCTGTACGGGCTGGTAGCCCATTTGTCTACGTGGCCAAAACCCCATCGGGTCACGGTTCTGTCGTCTCATAAAATCAGCGGCGTTGTATTTGCCCCCGAGGATGTATAAGGAGCTGTACTGTAATCCGTCAATAAGGTGGGAGTAAGTACCAGGCTCTCCGGTCTTCTGTGGGCGGTCAGCATATCCCCCTGTTGCACGAACTCTCTGGAACCGATACATACTCTGCAGTCCTCGAATTGTACGCTTACAGGAAGGATCTATAAGCATCATAGGTTCCCCCATAGGGAATTGCACCAAAAGTTGCTCAAGGGCTTGGATACGCACATCAGGATTATTTGTATATGCGGTTTTGAATATGTTTCTGTCATCTTCGCAGAAGGCAGCCTTTAGCTCTTTCTGGGCACTGCTCTCGTCACCGTCTCCCCGCCTTACTGCCGCAACGTCTCCGTAAAAGATTAGAGCGTTATCTGGGAACTCGTTGCGCACCATAGGCCGCACATACTCTTGGATACAGCGCTTCATACCCATGTCAAACGCAGCAACCTCCCGCAGAACTCTTACCCTGCCGTCCACTAACTGACTAAAAGATAGCGCGGGGGAGAGCCCTGTATCATAACCTATAATGACCGGCAAGGTTGGGTGTATATCAAGTGGGACGGGGCTTACGTGCTTATCGCGCTTGAACGAGGTCGCGTATACTGGCTTACCGGCTTGGCTTATAGCGTATTTACCATGCACGTAAACGTCAACCCACGCTGTTGGGTTATTTTTCATAAGGTTCTGATAATACCCTGGGCGTAGGTTCTCTACATTCTCAGCCTCTTCAGAAACCCCAGAAGGTTGTTTGTATACTTCGCAGTCAATAATAGAACCTTGATCATTTTCTACCTGAGGCATGTGCTCCATCAGTTTGTGCCAGTCAGAGTCTTCCTCTGGTGGGTTGGTATCACACAAAAGTCCGGCCCAGAACCACAAGATCTCATTGCCCTCATGATCCTCATAAAACTTGGTAATCCCCTCAGGTTGGTTCTTATGCGCAGGATACCGACCAATACGTCCCTTTATATCTGAAAGAAGCGAAACTGGTATCTCGCGTCCTTCATTCGTCCAGGCTCCGGTTAGTTCTAGTGAGAGAACGCGCCCAATATCTCCAGGCCCGTCTAAAGGTAAAAAGAGGATTTTTGCGTCAACATCAGCAAATTTTAAATGGAACATAAACTTGGATTCGTACCAAATTCCGAAGTCTCCCATCCACTCCATCCAAGTTTCCAGTGTGGTGGTTCTCAACTCTTTCATGGTATTACGGATGATGGCCCACTTCGACCGTCGAATGCCGTTGTCCCATGGGGGCATTTCTAAGCACCTACGCATGATCTCAATGCAGCATCCTGCGCTCTTCCCAGAGTTCCCAGTCACAAAAATAAATCCGTTATGGCGGGCAACAAAAAATCCTGTGGGTGCAGTAAAGCAATACTTTCTACCGTCGTCCGTTGGGGTACGATCAATTACAACACTGTCTACCTGTAAGGTTGCTACTGCCTTTATTGAACCAGGTAGGGCTATATGAACTATGTATGTAGCATTCCAGTTTTCTTGGGGGTACTCCACTTTGCTGATTGAAGCCTTTCCCCCAATAGCATGCACAGCGTACTGCATAAAATCAGCGTCTATTTTATGAGCTGAGTAATATCGGGTGTCCTCGCCCTCAAACAGGCCATCCCAGTAAGACATTTCTTCCACGACTATTTGCAGTTGCCTTTTTGACAACCCCCACCAAGCCTCACCAGTATAGGTCTTACCTTTGTACTCAGATACAAAATCAAAGGAAACCTCAGTGGGACGCGAAGGGTAGCAGCGCTCTTTGAAGGGGATTCCATTCGCGTCGAGCAGCATCCTTATTCTGGCTTTCTTCCTATCCTTCCGAACACCGAAAGTGGTTTTTACCCCAACTGGCGCATGGTGCGCATCAGCGTTTATTGCTACGGCCAACCGCAACATATTATCTGTTATGTCTCTATCCGCATGTGGAGGAGTAAAATTAATAGGCAATATATGTTTGGAAGGTTTCTCTGCGAGGCGACTTGCTGGCTTAACTTTGAAAGCCCCTGACCAATCATAAACGGGTACACGATGCTCGTCGCTAAGTCTCATAGATAGACTGGAGTTTCTGAACCAGATTAGCTCCTCACAAGGTTCGTCTATAAAGGCTAAAGGCTCCACAAATTCCATTTTACCATTCTCATGCCACTGCCCCACCAAGTCCCCGTGGGCAAACTGGTCGATACGCTTCCATCCGGCAGGAGTAAGAAACTCAGTGTCTGCAGAAACACAGCCGACCGGCCCCGCCATGACTTTATGGAACGCATCGGACCGCATAAACTTAGACACGGTTGGAGGTGCAGTATAATTTAGATCGAGTGAACTCATCCATTACCCTCTCAATATCAGTTGTGCCTCTGCTTCCCTGCGAAGAACCAAGCCTTTTAAGATTCTTCCTCCGCCCCGGTTCCATCTTCGGATCTCGGTCGCGGCTCTTTCCCAGTCTTCGATGTCAATTCGCTTACGTAAAGTGCTTGCTCTATATCGGGGCACACCGAGATTGTACGCGAAATCGGTCAGCGCCGCAAGTATGTTAGCATTTCCAATCACTTTTGGGGAAACTCTGAGTATACCAACCATGTAAATATTGCCCAGCATCTCTCTCAAAAGTTCCTCAGCGACGATCTCTTCTACCGGCGGGTCTTCAAGTGTAACCTTGGTACCGTCAAAATAGTAAGTTGCCCCGTAGCCGATTGTCGGGACTCCCGCAGGACATAAATAAGGCTTGGCCCGGAAACCTTCAAAGCGTTTACATAATTCAACTGATATTTCGAGAGCATCGTAGATCATACTTACGCGCTCCTAATTTTTGACATGTACACCCTCCCAACAAACCAAAATGTTAGGATCATGCTCAGAAGAGCCATATCCTCAGCCCCCCAGGCCGTTATAATGACCCCTTTCCACTCCGCACCATAGTCGATAGCCCTCACCATGGTTGCTATCTTCATAAGAGAGTACAGGCCGACGAACCAGTAGGTGACGAGGGGGCGCACCAACGCGGAAATTGCAGCTACAAACTTACCGGCTTTCCTGGCAGTCTGCCCCTGCTCTTTTACAGCCACGCTCATTGCATCGAGTTCAGCGACTGTCATGTTGGCCTCAACCTGCTTCATGTGGATCTCACCATTGATCTTGGCGAACTCCATCTCTGCCCCGAGCATTTTAAATTCGTGTAGACGCTCATTCTTCCGGTCAAAGACGTTGATTACTTCTGGGACAATACGAAACACGCCACCTAACAATGAACCTATTAAACCTTCAAGTACCATTTTATGGTCCTCCTACTATCTTCTGTTTAATCCCGAGCGCCGCCGCGCCTACGAGAAAAATCACGATTGTGACAATGGCTGCAGTCGCCCCTTTAGAGGCTAGTCTCCTCATCTCCTCTGAGAATCTTAAAGACTCTTGAAACGCTTTAACCTCGCTGGGCTGGTCAACATCAACCCCCAAAATAAGGAACACTTTTTTAACAGCCAAATCAGCAGACTTATCGGCTAACCTGCACCCTTCCTCTGTTGGGATATCGCATGTTGACATTCTTCGGTTTCTCTCTAATTCATTCACAGGTTAACTCCTTTCGGGTCCAGGAAGGTGCGCCCAACTCTCTCCATCTGCCCCCCTTAATATTCGGATTGCTTGTTTGCCTGGTATGATTTGCGACATCAGTACCGGCCCCCTATGCCACCGAGCCAGTAATATTCTGTAAGACTGCCGTGACCTTTCCACTCATGTCGGTTAATTGGCATGTAATTTTCAACGAACACAAAGATCTTATCCGGCCCCACTTCCACTCGATTTAGAGCAGAGAAGCGCCACTCTTCAACGCCCCAGTCCGAACCTTTCCAAGCCTCGGGAAAACCGTGGCCGACTATTGAGGACGGTTGCCAAGTCTGCAAGCCCCAGGCTGTCAACTCTGAGCTAAGCCGGAAGTGCTCAAACTCGATCTGAGGCTTTACCTTGCCTTGGTAGCGTGCGACGTAAGCTCCCACAACTGCCTCACCATGGGGTTGAAAGAAGCCTGCGGACCATTCAAGGTGATATTCAACAGCTTTCACAGGGACGGAGAAGCACAGGCCAACGACGATCAGGAGGCCGACAAGAATAAACGCAAGAAAGCTTTTCATTGACCACTCTCCTTTGTGTCATCTGGCAACAGGTCCAATTCAACCAGGACATCATTCCAGGGGACATTTACGCGGACCCTAGCTTGGTCAATAAACGCAGCGCATTGCTCGGCCGTTGGCGGGACCACGTCTGGCCAGCGCTGAGCATAATCAGCAGCAACGGCGTCCACTAAAGAGACATGCCCAGACATAACGGCCTGAATGGTCTGCACAAAAGATTCAGCGGCGGCGGTATATGCTCCCCAATGTGTTGGCGCCGATACGTCTGGCAGTGGAATAGAAAAGGTTTTGTTGCCGCCGAGATCTGGATCGAGGGCGACGGCGATCTGATTAGCTGTGTTTTTGAGATGTGCTGGGACGATAAGCACAACACGGTGCGGCCAGCTCATAATGATGTCCTCCTGAAGGTGATCAGATGAAAGAAACGAAAGCGGGGCGGAAACCGACGCCCGCGTACGCGAGCGAACGCGGGTCGGCCAGGTAGCAAGAGAACACCCCGGCACTGCTCGCGCTGAGCCAAACGCCGCCACGAAACGGAAAACGCTCAGAAACGTTACGGGTATATAAATAGTCATTGCCCAGGCCGTTCGTGCCAGGGAATAAGGCCAACTGTTTTAAAACAGAGGGGACTGTGACGCTGGCCGTGACACTTTCAAGGGCCCCATAGGAAAACGTCGAGCCGTCTGATTGATTTACAAGGGCAGTGTTGATGTTGGTCGTATTGGAGCCGCCAGCGGCGCTTGTCATGTCATATTTAAGCGTATTGGCCGTGCCGGGCGCAACCAGAGAGCCGTCCTGCAACACAGCTTTCCAGGCAGTGGATGCGACGGCGTGGTCCGCGCCGATCGGATCGAGGATGATCTGGATCTCACCATCAACCAGGCGCATGCCACTCACCCATTCCCAGACATTGCCGTTGAGGTCTCTGACCCCCCAAGGCGTGCCATCGTGGCTCCAGTCCAATGGCCCGCTGCCGGTGAGGGTGCGATCGTTGCCGTTATCGCTGCCCGGAGCGGTCCAGTCCTGCTGGATGCCCTGCTGAGTTAGATCTGAATATTCGCGGCCGTATGAGTTGTTGCCGGTGGGCATGGTGTTGTTGTCTCTCGAGGTGATCGCCAGAGCCGCCCATAGACCGTTGGGCATTAAATCCCAACCGGCCCCTTTTGCGCGACAGGCGGCCATCGCGTTGTCAAAATTGATTGAGTTGGCTGGGTCGCGAGACGGCATAGACATGGCGCGGGAGTTGAGCAGGCTAGCCTGGTACTTGCCAACCCAGTACTCCTTGCCCGCCTCAAACGCTGGATGCAAACCAGTGCCGTAATCCCCAGTAATATCCTCGCAGTTAAAAGGGTCAACGCGGACCATAATCGAGGGTTGATTGAGATCGTCGTAGATGACCGTGTTCCTGCCTCCGCTTGCCGCCTCGACTTTAGCGCGGTCTGGGTCGGGCGTAAAAATAGTATAGTTCGGCTTGCCGCAGCGGCCCGCCAGGTATTGTCTCAGAGTGCTCATAATATGCTCCCCAGTTCATCGGCGGTAAGGGCACGATCAATCAGTAGTAAGCCGTAACACAGACCGGTGTGCAGCTCGAACGTGGTGCCGACTGTGACGGTGCGCACGGTGATTTCGTCGGGTCCAGCGAACACCAGGGTGCAATCCCCTGGAGCTATAGCAAAGGTGGCGACCAACTTGTCATCCAACCCGTCGCACTCCAGATAATAATGCCCTGACGCGTCCTGGCGCAGCAAAGGCTTCTGGCCGCTGGTGGCGTTGACCAGGTGATGGCCGGTGCCGCTCTGATCGAGGATCATGCCAACCGGATCGCCGATAGCAGAAGGGGTTGTCATAGCCTCTTCCTGCCAGAGCGAGCCAAGATTTTGAATATCGGCGAACAGGCCGACCTCGCTGTTTGCAAATAGTTGAGCAATGGGTTGAGCAATGGTGAAGGCTATGCCGCCGTACACAGGTCGGATAACGCTCCGGATAATGTCACGGATGCACGGTCTTATAAATGGGTCTTGGCGGAAGCTCATAGCGCCCCCTTATTGTGTGATCAGGCAGATAACAGTGTCAGTGCCATAATCACCAGTTTTTATGCCCACACGGTAAGCCTCACGTCCCTCACGCCCGCCCTCGATGACCTTTTCTACAAAGCCATTCACTGAGTCGCCGACGACGTACTGGACCACATCGCGCCAGGTGGCTGTGCCCGCAGTCGGGTTTGCATCGTAGGAGCGCTGGACTGTTACCGTCGAGTCCACGAGACCACTGATCGAGAGGTTAAGCAACCCCCCCATGTTATCCATCGGGTGGATGTGGTCGGTGAAGAGGTTCTCGGCTTCGATTGTTTTCGTTGCTTCTTTGTTTGCTCTGGCCATCGGTTTTTCTCCTTTTTATCCTGTTTAACCGCCAAATAAACGCCCCTGCGCTTTGATCTTAAAATCAGTAAGAGCAGACAAGGCGTCTTGAGACAGCACCTCTATATAGTCTCTGGAGGAGCTGGAGGTATGATAGTGCCATCTGCGTATCCTTGTTTAAAAGTTTATATTGACTTGGATCGCTGTCCCTGTGCTCGCGTCGTCCTTCTTATCCCTCGGCTCGAGGTCGCCCCACTTAACGAGCTGTTTAATCCCTTCAAGGCGGGTGCTGGCTGCCACTTCCATGTTATTGACAATAGTGTCCAGGGTCTCTAAGTGGACCTCGGCCTGCGTCCGGGCTTTTCTCTGGAACGTCTGGCCATTATCAGACAGCTCCTTCATCATAGCGGCAACTTCACGCCGGAAGGTCGGCACTTCTAAAAACCGGTCGTACTGTTCCTGGCCCATATCATTTCTTGCTAAGATGTCTTCCAATGGGTCGATGCGCAGTGCGAGCTCAATAATGAGCTGAGGGGGCCATGGGTTGATGGGGTTATGCTCCCGATCGAGGACCTGGGGGATGTTGGGGAGGTACTCGCCTGGTATGAAGTCGTCAGACTCAGAAAATTGAGGCATGGAGGGGCCAGGGCGGGAGGCACCGACCACGGAATCTGTTTGCATAGAAACAGCCCCCCCTACCCCGAACTCTGCGTTTATGTCTGATAAGTTAATTTCCATAGAGGGAGGGTAACACAGAGTTTGGGTGGGGGTCAAGACTTCATATCATCGTCTCCTAATTTGTCGGCTGCCTTGCCCACCGCTACAGCCTCTATCCCAGCGCCATTGGATGTGTGGGACTCCCGTGCAGGATCAGTGCACTCTTTTCTTAATATCCTCCGCGTCCACCAGGACAGCTACTAACTGGCCAAGATTCAGGGCTGCTTGGGTGAACTTCATTGCCTCGTTTGCCTCTGTATCCATGTGGACACTCTTTTCTACCAAGGCTTTGCTTGCTTTCTCGATTGCTTCATACATTGGGTTTTACCTCCAATAGATCGGCTTTGAACAAGGTAGCCGGCTGACCTTGTGTTTGGGGCCATTATAAGGCCTTGTAACTCAGTTGTCAAGTTTTTAGGTGTGTTTATTTTTTTGAAATTTTGTAGGGGTTGGGGGAAAGATATATGACTAAAAAGGTCATGTGTAAACTATGCTTTTTTCTTACTGAGTAGCGTGGCTGCATTAAAGAGTACACAGCGGGGCCGGGGGCAAAACCCCCAAAGGGGGGCGACGCACAGAAAAAAGGCCCTCCCCCCCTTAATCGCCTGGAATCTCCTGGATTCCCTGCAGCCTTTCCTATGGACTTACAAGAGAACGTGCCTTGTGGAGCAACCTCGAAGCCCGGTTCTGGCCTGGTATGGTCCGAAACAGCTTAATAACCTGGATATGGGGGATTGCGATGTGATCCGGGTACCTGGTCGCCTTGGTCGCCTTGGTCGCCTTGGTCGCCTTGGTCGCCTTGGTCGCCTTGGTCGCCTTGGT